GACACTTTGATCGAAGACTTGACTCAACTGTTCCTTGAGTTCGCAAATGAAGTTCGTCAACAGAATCGCTGCCACGCTTAATCACTAACACTTACATAGGAGACATCACAATGAAGAACTTGACAAACATCGCAAAGTCAAAAGGCTACGCTACCTTCGATAACGCAAAGAAGAAACTGGAGAAAGAACTTGAAGCATGTGGCTTCGACCGAGTGAACTACTTGATTGCAGTAAACGAGGAAGGTCGATTCGTTCCAGTCGTCATGCACAACAATGATCCAATGATCACCGTTCTTGTTCATCACGGGATCACAGTAGTCGGATAACCTACTTAACTTTACCTTTACACATAGGAGACATCACAATGAAGAACATTCACGACTTTCACAACATTGAATCTTTTCGACTAACACGAACTTGGAACGACTCGCTTGCTGACGCTCTTGCTGACGACGTTCTTGGAAGTTCACAAGGCTACACTTACGCCGGCGGCACGCTCTTCATTGAGAAGACAGTCGCAAACACTTTCGATGTTGTCATCGGAAATAGCTGCAAGACATTCTTAGTACTTGAGGATGCAGAGCTTTTCTTGTTCACTGAGTTCTACTTGACCGAATGTTGGACTTGGGTTGATGAAATGCAACTTCCGATTTTCGGATGTCCCGAACTCTGTAAACTTTCCAGCTGCTCCGATGACTATGCCATCTATGTAGATGGTGACGGCGACCGTTGGCAAGTCCAACGTGACGAGCTAGGGTTCATCGATGTTATTGGCCAGTTGATTCAATTGGACTAATAGACCCGACGATTCTGGGGTCCATCTCGGGCCCCAGAACTTTTTCTAAAAACTTTCCAATTTTTACTGATTTGAGATTTACACAAACACATCCACAGGATACATTGGACCTATCTTGGCAATCAAAGTTGATTGTCGAAAACTTTTGAACTCTGTTTCTTATAGGAGAAACGAATCATGGCTACGAAGAACAAACCTCAAGAATCTGCCAAGTCTGCTAAACCTGGAAGCAAAGGCGATGAATCGACTGCGCCGCAAAAGAAAGGCAAAGTTCATCATCCGCTGCTCAAGGTCGATGCTGACGGGAAACCGACCGAAAAACTCGAGTCTGTTCCCGATGACTTTGATCCCAAAGTTCACAAGCCGCTTCGCAAATCAGACTTCGCTTCCGAAGCCTCTTACCTCATTATGCGAGCCGAAGATCTCGAGCAGAAAGCCAAAGGCTACCGCGATGAAGCCGAACTGATTCGCAAGGGTGGTGGCAAGAAAGCCGCGGCCAAAGCCAAACGCTTGCAGAAGATGCAAGAACGGATGGACGCTCTCAAGAAGGAGCTCGAAGAGTCCGGCATCGACACTGCCGAACTGCTGTCGACTCTCGAAGAAGACGAGTAGTTCACCGCTGTCTGAGACCTTGGGTCGTCCATTGTGGGCGACCCTTTTTTCGTTTGTAGTTCTCGAAAGGAACAAAAGTTATGGGACATACACGTGAATCAAGCTTCCACGGGCAATGCCCAAACGAAGTGAAAGAAAAGCTGACCAGCATGAACGTCGAAGTTAAGCAAGCCGAAGGTGCGTTCATCATCAGCACCGATGATCCACAAGCGTTGAACGACGCCTTCAAGTTGCTCAACGAACATGAGATCAAAGGCGCACCGATGCCGATGGTCGAGTCCGACGAAGAGCCGCGTCAACGTCAGACCGAAGATGCTGACGAAGTCGAAGTCGACGATGAAGTCGAAGTCGATGATGAAGTCGAAGTCGATGATGAAGTCGAAGGCGATGATGAAGATGACGAGTCTGAGGGTCCTGAGGAGGATGCTGACGACGAGTAATATCGCCGCGTGATAATTATCACGTGTACTTGATCAAGGACACGAGACTTGCTCTCAGGACGTGCCATTTCTGGGAGCAAGTTTATTTTAGAAGTTTTTCCAAATTAGTGCATTCTGGGGTTGACAACTGACCATAGCATTTGTTACAATGAACTGGGGACCAGCTTCAGGATAAGCTCCCCCACTGGGTACTACTACTAACATAGGAGAAACAAATGACTGGACGGAAAACAGTCGTCGCTGATCTAAAGGAAGCAATCAAAGCTGAAGAGTCGCTGATCCGGACCCTTAAGACAGACATACAAATTCCAAGGATCTTGCAGGACAACATCGATCACACAAGAGCAAAGATCGAGAAACTGCAAAGGGAACTTGATTCCTTGCTCCATCGTCAACAGAATCTTATCCCAATGCTTGACGACGCTGAGGAGCATCTTAAAGAGCTTAATCAAGAACTTGCTATCGAAAATAAACGGGCCAAGGTTGAACAACTGCTCCGCTTACAGGATAGCATTGAAGATCTGCAAGAGGAGATCAACTCATGAAGGCTCCGAGGTACAAGAATCAGCCTGTTGCTTTTGCTCATGCTAAACACGATGGCTGGCAGATGAGGGTACGAAAGGACACTGCCGGCCGTGTTAGCATCAAGTCACGTAACACAAAGGAATACTACGAGAAACTCAAGTTCTGTCCGACACTGATGTTGGGCGTGCTTGAGATGCCGAGAGACACTGAGGTGTGGGGAGAACTTTGGTACCCAGGTGAACCTGCATCTTATGTGTCCTCGGCTATTGCTAAAGAAGATAAGAACCTTCGCTTCGATGCGTTCTGCTCACCAAGCCTTCATCACGCACAAGACTTAGGAGCCACTAAGTTAACGTGCGAGAACTGGGGCTTCACGTTTCTCGACTTTTGGGTTGACGAAACGATGTCGCTTATGGGATCTCTTGGTCGATTCGATAACGTCCGTGAGTTACCTATAGGCGGTGACATTGAAGGTTACGTACTTAAGAACGGAAACATGTATGACTGGTATAAGTATAAGCCTCAAGAAACCATTGACCTCATCATCACTGGGTACACCGAAGGCCAAGGCGCTCATGAAGGATTCATTGGGTCGATTATATGTAGCACATCAGAAGGATACGAAGTTGCAAACGTATCAGGGATGGATGTCGATACCCGTGAAGAAATCTCTTGTCGCGAAGAATACTACATCGGCAAAGTAGTTGAAGTTCAATACCAATGTGTCGGCACTAAAGGCCGGCTAAGACACCCAACATTCAAAAGGTTCCGTGATGACAAACTTGCAGCAGACTGTCCATCGACACAAGACGAAAACTTGCGACATTATTATCAAGCTTTGTCCTGATGCTACTTGGCAAGTCGCAAGGCTGCTTAAGTTACCTCATAGTGTTATCGCTGACAACCTAAAGGCAATAAGTCCTCAGTGTCTTGTGTATGATTACATTTCCGGGGTTCATGCACAGCCTGACGTCATCCACGATTTCATGGAGAGTCATGTCTGGTTCAACCCTTGCATCGAAACTACCTTAAGCGTAGACAAGGAACACTACATCGAGTACTGTAAGGAGCGGCTTTCTTTGATCGAGCACAGTTCGTCAAGTGAATGGGCTGATCCTATATGGCGAACGATTCGTGACAAGCATCTCACGCCTGTAGCTTTTTGTCATGGCGACCTTACTTGTGAGAACGTTATACTTTCACATGGTGAAGTGAAACTCATCGACCCAGGAAAGAGCCGCGGTCTTGACTGCATGGAGCTTGACGAATCAAAGATCTTGCAGTCATATGACGGGTGGCACAAAATGAAACACGGCAGTCAACCCGGCGCGTTAGGATTTGATATCTCTCACGTGCACTGGGCTTTGCTGGCAACACACTACATTCGTTTAGCTTGTCACAAAGACCTTCATCCATTCAAGTATCGTAAGTGGGCATTAGATAGAGCAAGGAGTATTGCAAATGAATTGTAAGAAGCAATGTGTTATCGTTGACATTGATGGAACAGTCATCAAACATTGTCGTCCATGGGAATGGACTAATCCTATCACCATACTGCCCGGTGTCTTGGAGCAGTTTGCTGATTGGGAATCACAAGGCTGTCACATAGTGTTGATGACAGGCCGCAAGGAATCGAATCGTCAGTGGCTGCAAGATCAGTTACGTCGCAAAGGTTTGTATTGGGATGCGCTGCTTATGAACTGCGGCAGCGGTCCACGCACATTAGTAAACGATATGAAACCTAACGGTCAAAAGTCAGCGCACGCTGTGAACTGTAAACGCGACGCCGGAATGAAAGAAGGCTGGCACTCTTATGGAGATGACAAATGAAAACGTACTTTAGAAGCAATCGTCGACCCAGTATCGGTGACAGGGTCAAGTCAGAACTGACAGGCTATGAATACATAGTTGACTTAGTACTACCCTCGCGTCGAATCATGTTGACAAACACTGTGACACATGTTACAATTGACTGGTGCGGTTTCGAGCCAAAGTACTTTAAGTTTATAGGACGTTACTGATGAACATATTCTTTTTGTCACGATCTCCTTATGATGCGGCCAAGTATCATTGTGATAAGCATGTAGGTAAGATGTTAATTGAGTCTGCTCAATTGCTGTCGACTGCAAGGATTCATTACGGGTTCTTTGCTCCATACAAGCTTACGCATTACAATCATCCTTGTGCCAAGTGGGTAAGGTCTGCTGCTGGCAATTATAGATGGACACTTACACTAGCCTATCAACTTTCCTATGAGTACAAGCATAGGTTCAATAAGTGGCACAAGACTCATTTCATACTTGATGACTTGAGTGTTGATGTTCAGCACTTTAAGTTTCCATCTCACTACTTCTTTGACCCTCCTCAAGCTATGCCTGAGGAGTACTATCAAGACGACCCAGTGAAGGCTTATCATGACTACTATATGTTTGAGAAATACCATTTGCTTGAGTACACTAATCGTGATGTCCCAAGTTGGCTTTGCTCAGCCTAAGGAAGACGACTACACTGAAGCAATTGCAAAGTCGATGCCTGGGTCGACTACACAGTTCATTTTGCCTGACGGTACACGTCCCGATATCCTTCAACAGGACATCGTTTGGGAAGTCGAATGGTTGGACAAATATGACGCAGCCTTGTCTCAGAGTTTACGGTATGCGATGAAAACTGGTAACGAACCCGGGATCATATTCCTTATCAGATCAAAACCTGAAAAGACCAAGCGCGACATGCGCGACGCCTTAATTCCGATCTCTTATGTGAGAGGTCTTGGAGCGACGATACACGTTCGCTTCATCGATGTTCGTGATATTGAAATAGGAGAAAAGTAATGAGTACAGGAATCATACTGACAGCCGGCAAGTCAACACGCCTTGAGAACAAGGTCTTACTTCCAATAAAGGGCGGCGTTATGTTCGAGTCTGCCTTGAACTTTTTAAGGCAACACGAGACAATCGAAAACATCGTCGTTGTGCAAGACCGATCAAGGGTCGTGGAATCCTATTGGAAGATTCGCTCAGAGTACTATGAAGGCGACTGCCCTGAGGTTGAGTTCGTTGTGCAACCCAAGCCTGTGGGCATAAGCGATGCGCTTAACCGAGCAGCTGTTCTTTGCAGTGACAACTCCGTCATTACCTTCGGTGACAACCGCTACCCAACGTTACCTGACCCTCACACCATGAGCATTGTGAAAAACGGCATACCCGATTACTGTACCTACATTAGTTATGACGCTCAAACAAAGTTACCCGAACTTGATCGTTACGAGCCAAACCACCTTAAGACATGCCAATGGTCTGAAAGAGACAATGGAGTACATAAGTATTATCTTGCCGGCTTTCTTGGCTTGAAAAGATCAACGATGGAAGACATGGATGGTCCTTTGATCAACTTCTTGAACGATCAGAAAATAAAAGGCGTTAAGTTGTCTGCTCAGTGGACGAATGAATGGATGGACCTTGGGACTGTTCCCACATATCAAACTTATCTTAATCTTTGGAGGATTCACGAAGCATGAAGACCTTAATCGTATGCAAAGGAGGGTCAGTGTTTTACACACGCGACCTTGTTATTGAACGTGGTGAGCAAGGCGAAACGGAAGGAGTCATTCGCCGCTTGATTGATCGTGGAGACTGCAATGTAGTCTTCTATGGTCAGTACCGCGGTGAGGTCATACCTGGTCTTACTGTTGTGCAATCGACTATTGAAGGTCTCGACAACTGGTCGCTCGAATCTGAGCAACGCGAGGCCTACGCCAAAGACCACGAAGAGTTAAGTAAGCATGACCCGATCGCAATGATCAATGTTACGGGTCAAGCGCCTACAAGTTCCTTAGGTTGGAATCCTATGGGCGCTGCTTGCTTGGCTTTTGCTATTCGGTACAATGCTCCGATGCTGCAGGCTCTACACGAGTTGCAGTTACCTCGTATCGTCCTAAGTAATGATCCACGCAGTTACCCTCGGGATCAGGAGATGACGTGGTACTCGGATTATTGCAGACCCGCTGCTTTGCTTGATCAGTGTGAGGCGTCGTTCAACAAAGTAGTGGGTGGACAAGAGTATGCTGTTCACTCCAAGTTTGCCAATTGTCAATCTTGGGCCTATCAGTATGAACGTGAAAACACGAACCAATACCCAGCGGTCATCGTGGCTCACGCTCACTTCAACACTGGTATCAAGATGGGTAAGCCTGAACGTTGGTATGAGCTACTTGACAACTTGCCTGAAGGTACTGAAATCTTCGGTGAGGGTTGGGACTCATACGATGGGCCACAAGAGAACCTTCCTTGGTGTGGTAAGCTCAAGCCGGCAGAAGTGTTCAAGCAATTCCAAATGCATGTGTGCGGGCCAGTCGTTCCGCATACGAAAGGGTTCTTGACTGGTAAGCCTTACATCATGATCTCACAAGGATGCATCCCGCTGTTTCATCCTGAGTACGATGAAGGTTGTGAGCTCTTGCCTAAAGATCACTGGTGTCGAATGAAGACGCCGGCTGAGTTTAAAGAGAAGGCAGAGATTCTTTGGAAGGATGTAGAGTTCAGAGAACAGATGCGTGAGTCCGTTAAGTTGCATCTTGTTCCCAAGTGGGAAATCTTTGACGACATGATCGATAAGTTATTGGTCGATCCAGACAAGTTCCAGAAAGATATGTACTGGGATGAGTTCGGAGGTTACAAACGAAAGTAAATGGACTTGATCTTCAAGTCTGTTGATTTTATCGAACGAATCGCACTAATACACTACGGGATGAATACTACATCCTGAGAAAGGAATCCTAGATGTTAGTACTTTCAAGAAAAGAAAAAGAAACCGTTCGTTTACATTTGACTGACGGGTCTTACATCGACGTAATGATATGCAAGATAAGAACTGCGCACGTTCGCATCGGCGTTGAAGCACCAAAGGAGGTAACCATTGAAAGAATCACAGTGGACAAGCATTGTGACAAAGGAACTGGAAAGAATGAATGCTGTGATCTTACCGATCGTTGCACAGATGAAGATGCCGCCGGGTTGGCCGGATCGGTACATACACCATAAGTACTGGCAAGGGTTCATCGAATTCAAAGGTGTAACCACTAAGCTAGGCAAACATCAGGAGCAAAGAATTGGACAACTCAACGAACGAAAACATGGTTCCGCATTCATTGCACGGCTCTTACCCAATGGAAAGCCAAGCGACTGGGAAGGAGTCATCACAACAGTCAGAACATCTCGAAGCGGAGAAAGTGAAACGCTCTTCACCTTTGACTCAGCAAAGGCTTTGCTGTCCGAACTGCGAAGACCTGACCGAACGGCTGAATGGTTTGCGTAATCTGATTGGTGATCTTGCAGTTGCTTCGGGCTACCAGTTTCTTGACAATCGATATGGGAAGAGTAAACATAAGTCGCTCATAGGCGTACAAGAACTGTTGAACGAACGCACTACCTTGAAGATGATCGTTCTTGCTATGCTTGAGCACCGTGAAGAGATCACTATTCCTTACGACTTGGTCGAGGGTCTTGACTTAAATGAAAACATTCGCGTCTTGCGTGACGACAAGCAAGAATGCTTTTTCATAACCACAAATGAGGATGCAAAGAATGTATTCTGATCTGACACGCGACGAAAGGTTCCGGCTGGCACCCGAGGACAAGATAGAGTATCGATTGCAGAATCCTAACAACGGCATGCTTATCTTTTATGAGTCTGGCGCTGGCATATACTCTGACCCTGCTCTTGTGATACCTCAAATGCGAAAGCTTTCCTTTCGACTAGAGACTATTAAGAAACTGACTGGCGATGATCGTGTTAGACATTTCTACTTTGAACACGATGATAATTGGACTTTGAAAGTTTTCTTAAAGAAAGATCCCAAATGAAAATGCTACCTTACGATTGACCGTTAATAAAATGATAAAAGAAAGTGTTGCTCCCAGAAGTGTCAAAGCACGTTGGAAAACGCGAGGCTACTAAACTTGAAAAACTTTCACGTGAGTAATTTGATCAAACTGCCAAATACTGCAATCTCAGTTGATATAAACTATAATAATAATAACTAAGGCTTAAGTTAAGAATACATACAAATACTATACATCTGATTTTGATGTGCATGCATTCTGACTCGAAAATTTGATCAGTCGTTTTTTCATGTGAGTTGACACTTCTGGGCACTGTGTTTCGTATACTGGAAAAATTTCATGAGCCGTCCGAAAATAGACACAACGTTTGCAGACTTACGACATACTTTGGATGAGGCACGTAAGTCCTTGCCAGAAGATAACATAATTGATGCACCAGAGCATAAGTCACGGAAGGAGCGCCGAAGAAAAATCAGAAACTATGATCTACCCAAAGATCGTCGCTGTCCAGACTGTGGGCAGATAAAATTAAAGTCGAGGCAGTGGGTCATTAAGGATGGCATTGTCACTTGCCTAGGATGCTGGAGAAAGATTTACTCATGACCTATTTTGTTGGGAATCGTTACCGCTGCACAGCTTGCGGCGGCAAGTAAGAAAGGCACAGGCATGGATAAGCCTGACCCGTGGGAGTACATACTTGAGAATGAACGCCGGCTTCGGAACATATGTCGTATCGGCAGCCGTGGCCGGCGTGATCTCGAAGAGGAACTCTGGTCTGACGTAGTGTTAGTGAAGGTGCCACGCTGCATCGAACTTTGGGACGAGGTCCGGCCTTTGTGGACTTATGTCGCAGTAACGATAAGAGCATACGTTTGGAAGTACGTGAACAAGCGCTTGCAGCATGGAGCCTTAGAGCAGCTCAATGAAAGGTCACAAGTAGTTGAATACTCTACCCGCTTAGAGGTAATAGAAATACTGGAGAGCTTGTCCCACGCATCACGTGAAATACTTTATCTTAAGTACATGAACGGTTGCACAACGGAAGAGATCTCTGTGTACTATGACGTAAGCATGGGCACTGCACATACTATGATACACAAGGCGCTTGAGGAAGCCCGGGAGATCTGGACTTGACTGGTTTCTTGCAGGGTCGACCACCCGAAGGACATGAACGCCAATGTCAAAGGATCAGGCACACCGGTCATCGATGCGCTAAGTGGGCAATCACTGGTTCTCGCTTCTGTCAGTTTCATGGAGGAAGCGGCAAGCGAGCAAAGGTCAGGAACTACAGCCTACCAATGTTTTATTCTAAGTACCTAACGAATACATTAAACGAAGCACTCGAGGCCCAGCTCGATCTTGACTCTTCTGAACAGTTAAACCTACAGGAAGAGCTCGCCCTTATGCGTATGACGTGCGCTCAGGCTGTTAAGCTTTTCTCTGGTGCTAATGAGATCCCCGAAGATCAAGACAATCGAGACGAAACGATAATGTCAGCGGCCATACTAATGCGAGAGGCCTTGCAGTCTGTCGCCCAAATGTGCAAAGACGCTGCTGCTGTCGAATCAACACGAAAAGATGCCATCACACCGATGGACCTCAAGCAGATCGTGAATCAACTGGTTCGTCTGCTGTATGTCGTATGCGGCGAGGACAACGAAACTATAGCACGTGAGTTTGAGCGTCGAGTCAAGGATGAAATAAAATTACCCAGCGATGTGTCAGGCACTGAACTTACTCCGGATAAAGATGTGCAAGGCATGTTCGATTCGATCCCAAAGAGTCCGGACTGAATCATATCTTAGCTAAGAGGAGAGGACAATGCCACGTGGCACAAAGATTTCAAATGCATCGGCTATTGCCGCATGCGATACTGTCGTCGACTTGATCGATGTCGGTATCACAAACACGGAAGGACGGGTGCGCATCTATGATGGGCCTCAGCCAGACAATGTTGATGATGCTCCTTCCACAGGCAACCACGCAACTGGTGCCATCACAGGAGCGACGCAGGCAGACCCAGTGGTTGTGACAAGTAATGGTCATGGCCTGAGTAATGGTGACAAGGTCTTCATCACCGGCGTTGCCGGCATGACAGAGCTCAACGAGAATCAGTACCTCGTTGCGAACGTCACGGCTAATACATTCGAGCTGCAAGACGAAGACTCCAATAACATCGATGGTACAGCCTTCACAGCCTACACCAGCGGTGGTACTTGGACACGAGGCAATGCCTTACTTGCAGAACTTAACCTCAGCAACCCCGCCTTCGGTGGAGCGGCTGATGCCAACCCAGGAGGTAAAGCAACAGCTAACTCAGTTACAGACGATTCGTCTGCTAACGCAAGCGGCGCTGCTTCTTGGTTCCGTGCTGTGGACCGTAATGAAACGGCGGTCATCGACGGTGATGCTGGTCCTTCGGGATCAGGCGCCGACATGATCCTTGACAACCGCGACATTGTCGCAGCACAAACCGTTAAGATCACTCTGTGGACAGTCACAATGCCAGAGTTCGATCCTAACGCATAAGTCACCTGTGTGTGGGGTGAAGGCGTCGGTCGTTTGAGCGCGCGGCCGGCGCCATCTTTTTAATGCTCATAAGGACTACGATCCCATGTCCGATCCCTTAAACATTCAACATGACGGTGACCACTACAAGGACCGTCCCATTCAACCCATTGAGTATTGTCAAAAGAATCAGCTCAATGCCTGCGAGTCCTTCGCCATAAAGCATATCACCCGTCACAAGGACAAAGGCGAAGGCGTCACCGACCTCAAGAAAGCTATTCACTACTTGCAGATGTTGCTCCACATGGAGTACGGCATAGAAAGCGATGTGACCTATGGAGGACTTACTAAACTCGATGCTTTCAGTTTATTCGAGACTTGTCCTGACGGAGCTGACTGAGGCTCGTTTGTGCTACGCCATCTCGAGGTTCGGTATCATCCGTATGTTGCCGGCTACCGCAGTAATGATTAGACCCGGTGATGATGTGAGTGAATCACTAGGCGTGACTGAGTTCTGGCTACATCCGCCTAAGTGTCATACCGCATGGCAATCTTTCGATGGTACCATTCATATGTACTCACCTAAAGGTCGTTTCGGTATTCACACTGCTTATGAGGACGATCAGATCAGCGGCGAGCTTCATGCAAAGCCTGGGTACTCAACATGGAACGTGTCTACTAACTGCATTACATTCTCACTTGACGACTGGGCATTGGAGGCTCGATGCGCACGGAAGTAATCATACCATTCTTTAATCCTTGTAGGTACAAGAAACCTGTTGAGAACCTCATAAGGTCGCTTACTGCCCATGCTTATCCGACGACAGTTGTTGAGCTCGTGTATGATGACGATGAACCTCTTGACCTTGAGTACTTAGCAGCGAATCATATCATTGTTCGTGGGTCACGAGATCGTCATGTAGCGTGGCAAAAGGAAGCGCTGATAAATCACGCAGCCGCAATGTCTGTTAAGCCGTACCTGTGTTGGTGCGACGCTGACATACTCTTCAGTGACCAAGACTGGTTAATTAAAACAGAGCAGTTGCTCGACGTACACAAGGTCGTGCAGCCCTTCACATCTGTGCAATGCTATGACATGGAATACGACCCAAGGATTTTTCCGTCGTTTGCTGCAACGTACAAGATCCGATTAAATCCTACGTGGCACGCTAAGCCTGGGTACTCATTAGCTTGGCGATCTCATATAGGACCTATACCTGATGTCGCTATATGCGGCGGAGGCGATCGCCTGATGCTGAACGCGGTCACAGGCTGGTGGGAACATCCAATGTTCGATTCCCTAAGTCCTATATGGAAACAAGAGGCAATGAAACAGTGCTTTCCCGTTAACATGGAGTGCCAAGCAGACATCGGCTGCACACAAGGAATGCTACGTTACTTTCCACACGGGTCCCATGACAACCGTAAGTACAATGAAAGGTTCCATATCTTAAGACGTTTAGGTTTCGATCCCAGGAAGCATATCGTCAAGGAAGGTCCTTTGTGGACTTGGACTGATCCCAGGTTCAATGACGCTATGCTTCAGTATTTCAAAGGAAGGCGAGAGGATGACTAAAGTCACATGCGTAATGCTGACGACCAAATGCCGTGAGGACTTTGCACGTAAGTCATTGCGTTCATTCATGAGGCAGACGGTTGATTGTGCTGAGCTCCTGATCATCAACCAAGGAGGCACACGAATTGCCGGTGATAACTATCGAAACGTTAAGGAGGTGTTCGTAGAGCCCTTTGAAACAATCGGAGAGGCCAGAGAGTATGCGCTTGACCTCGTGCAGACTCCTTACATCATGCACTGGGACGATGACGACTATCATGGGAGAGATCGAGTCAACCTTCAGCTAGGACAAATCGAACTTACTGGCCGTCCCAACACACTTAAGAACATGATCATCTGCGATCTTCACGACGTTGATCCTTTCGTCGCTCAAGGTGGTAAGTTCGGATTCGTCGGACTCTTTTGTGCAAAGACCGAAGATGTCAGAAAGATAGGCTACCCTCATAAGATGATGCACGAGGACTATCACATCACGTCTCAACTCGAAGACCTTGATGTAATCGACAACTCGCCCACTAATTATGTACGCTGGTATCACGGCAAGAACACGTGTTCCTATGACCATGTGTTTAATAAAATAGGTAAGACACGTAAGCAATTAAGCATGCGCGAACGCTGGTACTTCAATGCTGTGAAGGCTATGTATCTTCAATATGAATGTAACATTAAATGCAAAACAATCGAGGACATCGATAAAGTCGTACATGGCGTTCCTTTTATGACATACGCTCGAGCCTTATGGCTTGCGTCATACTTCAGTGATAAGCCTTCAAGACGTGCACTTGAGATAGGAACGTGTTATGGAGTTGGAGCTGCATACTTAAGTGTAATATTCGATCACGTGGATACGTTAGACCTTAACATATCGATGCACCGTGCTCCTAACGTATGGGACACGCTTGCAGCAACTCAAAGAACCAACGTCGTCGCTCATTATCGTGAACCTGACAGCAACGGGTTTCCTGAGTACATCACAGGTCGTTATGACTTCATATTCATTGATGGTGATCACAGTGAATCAGGTGTTCGTCACGACTTACAAGAGGCCTATGAGTACTTAGCACCGGGTGGCACGATCATTATGGATGACTTGGATCATCCTACCTATAAAGGCATTCGCAAGGTCTTTGATGAGTGCACGCTCGATAAGACAGAGTATAATGGATGGGGAATCATTAGACCATGACAGTATACGATCCTAACGATTACGTCTATGACGTGCTTAAGACCTTTCTCACTGACTACACGAGCCTAGGTCATCACGTAATGGCCGGTGCGTTTAGCACTGATAATATCAATGACTTTAGTACGCTTGATGACTCTGCAAATGATGCATTAGATAACGACGGCACAGGAGGCTCTTGGGATGGGTCTTCTTGGAAGGCGTCATGGTACAACACCGACTATGACAAAGTACTTGAGACGTTTCCATCGGCCGCCAGCCCTGAGTCAAGTCAAGACAATGCTTGGACGATCTTAAACGGAGTATGGTTTTGTGGAACGTTCAACGGCGTTCAGCAAATGTATGTCACATCAAGCGGTGCAAGCGAAACCGATTTCGCAAGAGTTCGCTGTGATGTTGCCGTAAGCGGGTCCACACATCCAGGCCAAGCAGTTGTGTTTGATTACCTTAATGCCGTAGGACTTAATTCATCAAGCGGCGGTGCAAGGATGGGTGCACTGCTTCAGTACTCAGGAGTTGCTGACACAGGCTATGCTGTTGTATGCGATGCCTCACGAACTGCTGCACCATTCGAGTTTGACATACGCGTCTATTCAATAAGTGCCGGCACTGTCACAGAGCTACACGAGACACTCGACGTCGAATGGAACTGGGGTGGCGGTGGAGGCGCCAGTAATGTACTGATGTGGTTCCGAGTTCAAGCCGGCGTGTTCTCCTTATGTGTAGGAACTGACGAAACTAAAATCTGGACTTGGACTGACAGCAACACATCGAGGTTCTCAGGCGAGTATTCAGGGGTCTGCGGAGACAAAGGATCAGTAGCCACTAACGTTGCGCTTAACGAATTCCGATTCTTTAACATCGATGACGCAACGTCGACGTTGTTCAATGATAACGCTACACCTGAGTCTGACCTTTCAGATTCAACGTCTGAGTTCAATGACACAGGCGACACTAATGTCTACCAGAACATTTATCCTTATGTCTTCTGTGCGAGGTACAGAACTGAAAGCAATAACTGGAAACATCGTGCATCAGTTGAGTTCACAAGATCAGGAACGAACCTTAAGCGATGGCTGTTCCCAAGATCAAGTTACTCAAACTCAGGCAACGCGTTTGTAGATAATTTCACAGATGGTAATGGCACAACCCTAGCTTCGCATACTCCCGACACAGGTACTTCTTGGGCAGTAGGAAGCTTAGGAAGTGGAAGTGCAACTATTCAATCAAACGCTGTAAGATTCTACGGGCAAGTTGATGTTCGTGACTGGTTGGCCTTAGGAGTATCAGGCGTTGAGTCGTGGCACAACTACTTGCAGGTTAACATCCTCCAGTCAAGACTTGACAATTACGTTGGGACAAAGACAGTTCGTCAAGGACTTGTCGTTCGTTACTGGAATCAATACGATATAACTGTTGCTTACCTTGAACCTATAGGCACATTGTCTGCTTACTTAAGGATCGCAACGGTAACGTGGCGTAACACCACGCAAGAGACCACAACAGTACTTGCGTCTGTGCCTGTGAGCTTAGGCGATGGCACCACCTGGGACCAGCTTGCTGTATGGGATCTTAACGGCCACATCTATGTTAGGCATCAAGCAGAGATAGACGGTGTGACAATTCAAACTTGTGTCGCAGCTGATGCTTATGATGATGTCGTTAGTCGATATGAAATCGATGGGACACATCAACTCGTAACAGACGGCACTTGGGGTTGTGGGCTGTATGCCTACGATGGTACGCCGTTCGCAGGTTACGTTGAAATGCACTGGGACAGTTATGTCCATACTACAGACGCATCAGTTAACCTTCAAGCAGACGATGCTGACACGGATTTCTATGCGGGATTCGTTCCTGTCATAGGAGCTGACATACCACCTCAAGGATTAACAGGAACCGATCTTGGGTTTCTTGTGCGAGGCACTTGGCTGCCTGTGGATGACTATGACGTATGGTACAATGCTTTTGCTTTCCTCAAGTTCAACATCCCAGCCTACTACTTCTACTCGATCAATCAGCAACTGCCGGCGTTTATTCAAACAGCGTTCTGGCTTGTGCACGAAGGACCTGTCGCCCAAGTACTTGCTCCATTACAGCAAGAGGCCTTTTGGGTTAACATCGCAAGCATGGAGCAAACGCTTCAAGCAATGCAACAAGCGGTCACCGCCTCTGTGCCTCCACAATCAGTATCGCAAATTGATTCGTTACTTGCGTCCTTAAGAACGGGCATCACGGTTTATAATCCTCAGTCAGTTGCTGAGGTTGAATCGATACTGCCGACGCTTACACAATCAATCCAAGCCTCTTACGATTATGTCTATGAGGCAATTCAAGACTTGCCCGCCTTTCAGCAAAGCCTTGCGGCCGCTGGTGAACATGCTGGAGCCATCAGTACTTATCTTGCAATGCTGTTGACGAATGCTGAAGTATATCCTGAGAACAGCCTAGACGTTGAGTCAGTTTTACAGGCTATGGTTTCATCCGCTACGGGTCCTGCTTCTAGCGCGGGACAGATCAATCAGCAACTTCAAGCGATGGTTTCAGAGGCAGTAGTAGAGATCTCAATCCTATCGAATATAGCTCAATCCTTGCAACCTATTAAGCAAGAAGTTTACACAGCATCGATTCATCTTGCAAGCATATCGTCTGACTTCCCTGCAATGTCACAAGGCATGGAAGCCATCATCGAAGTTGAAGCGGCAGTCAATTCTGTTCTTGCTGCTATCGATGCTGTCGCAATAGGCCGAACCGATTTCTCTGCACAAGTCAATCAAGTTCTTAAGGCAATCAACCAAGCGGCCGCGGCAGCAGCAGACTATGAGGCGACGATCAATCAAGCCTTGCAGCCTCTCAAGTCAGAACTTGATGGGTCAACTGAAATAGGATCATCGATTGCACAACGCCTTGAAGCACTCAACCTGTTCGCTGAGGCAACAGGAACTGAATTCGAGATACGTCAAAACTTAGTCGCCTTACAGATGTCGGCCTTTGCAAGTATCTTAACTGATACTGAGGTTCGTCAAACACTTCAAGCGATGACACAAACAGCTGAGTCCTTAAACGATGTGGCTGCTGCAATCAACACTGGGCTTGGGTACCTACAAGCACTAAGCACTGTGCAAGCAATCGACGACGCCACAATCAACTCCGTGTTAAGCGCAATGTCTAACGCGGGTCAAATAAAAGTTGAGGAACGAGGTATTTATAGAATACTGCTCAAGGTATTCGCTGCTAAGTCACTTGAGCTCAAAACAGAAATGTCCGACGAACTTAAACTTAAGGTATACAAAGATGAGATGCGCCACCTATAGACTCGGTAGTGAGCCAGTCATCGTGTTGATCGTTTATGATCCGGTGACAGGTCAACCCATGAACATTGCGTCAGCTCAAACGATTAAGATGTTCTTTCGTTTTGCTGATGAAGCTGTTATCGAAAAAGTAGCGACACTCCACACAGGCGGAACTGATGGAAAGATCGCTTACCAAGTTAATGGCACAGAGTTCAAAGAAGGTCGATGGAAGGTCGAAGGATTCGTTACCTTAGGCGTCGCTCCTAACGATCAAGATTTGTATTCCACAAGTGCATCCTTTGAAGTTGAACCCAGAATCTAAGATCCTATTATGCTTCCTAAACAATGGACACAGCTTAAGTATCACAGTCAGCAATGCGAAGCCTTTCGTCATCCTGCAAGGTTTAAGCATCTTGCTTGCGGTCGTGGATCAGGGAAAACAGAAATTGCTCGACGACGTATCGTCTGCGCTTTACCCGAAAAGAAGCCGCATCCTGATCCACTTTACTTCTTCGCGTTGCCTACGTTCAACCAAGCTAAGCGTGTTGCGTGGAAACCCATTCGAGCTCTTATACCAGACGAATGGATAATAAAGGAAAGTGTCTCTGAGATGGTTATCGAAACCATCTTCGGTTCCACGCTTTACATTGTGGGTATGGATAAACCTCAAAGACTTGAAGGTGTTCAGTGGGATGGCGGGGTAATCGACGAGTCATCAGACCAAAGACCCGGAGTGTTCGACCTTTCTGTGTTGCCGGCTCTTACACACAGGCGAGGTTGGTGTTGGCGTATTGGAGTTCCTAAACGATTCGGCATAGGCGCTGGCGAGTTCAAGACAGCCTTTGATAAAGGCCTTGAACGTATGGATGGTAGCTTTGCATCGTGGACATGGCCAAGCGCTGACATTGTTGATCCTGAAGAACTTGAGATGCATAGGAACGCGCTTGACCCAAGAGACTTTAACGAACAGTACAATGCGTCTTGGGAGAAGGCAAGTGGTGCTATATTCTATGCCTTTAGCGATGAGAACATTACACCAGCCGCTGTGTATGATCCAAGCAAACCCGTCATCGTCGGTAGTGACTTCAACGTTGATCCCATGTCTTGGGTATTGTGTCATGAGGTTAACGGTGAACTCTTTTGCTTTGATGAGATAAGCTTGAGCAACACGAACACTCGTGAAACATTGGACACACTTTACAATCGGTATAAGACCCATGAAAATGGTTGGGTGTTCTATGGGGACGCAAGCGGAGCCGCACGTAAGACGTCCGCATCATCAAGCGACTATGCTCAAATAAAGAATGATGAAAGATTTGCTCGTAAGAAGGTATTATATCCAAAGAAGAACCCATTAAGGGCTAACAGGTTTGCCGCTTGTAACGCTCTCTTCTGTAACGCTAAGGGTACACGTCGCTTTTGGGTTAATCCTAGATGTACACACCTCATCAGGGATCTTAATCAAAGAGCTTACACGCCTGGCACTAAAGAACCTAACGATTCCGGAAACATTGGTCATATGTCAGATGCACTAGGCTACATCATATACGCTAAGTGGCCTATTCGTATTGTCACAAACGAAGTAGCTGAGGTCGCAGCGATATGACAGCAAAGCAAAAGACACCACCTCAGTTAGTCGCCTACGGCACATCAACTGTTACGACTGACCGTGGTGCCATCGGTAACTCGAACATTGGATTCGATTGGTACACTAAAGTTCGCAAGATGCGTCGTGACCCGACCATCTCGCTTGTGCGTCAGTTGGTAGCAGCACCAGTACTTGCAGCATCATGGTCCTTTGAGGAAACTGAAAACGTTCCTGAAGGCGCTACTGAATTCATCCGACGAGAGATGCTCAAGATCAAGTTCGAGCTCGTAAGAACATCGCTTATGGGTTGTATCGATTTTGGGTGGCAAGGTTACGAAAAGGTATTCGTTACCGACGATGATTCAAACATCACGTACAAAAAGCTCAAGCCGCTGCTGCAGGATATAACAGAAATTAGAATTGATGAACAGACAGGCGCGTTCTATGGCTTGAAACAAGATGAGATCTTGCTTGACTCAAAGGAAACATTGTCTGTTGCATTCGATGTCGAAGGTACCGATTGGTATGGGTACCCAACAATGAAGGTCGCAGAGTCTGCATACAACATGTGGAACGATGCCAACGATGCCGCCAGTCGACACGATTCTAAAATTGCCGGCAGTCACTGGGTGGTTCATTACCCAATGGGCGAAAGCTTATACAATGGTGAGGAAGTATCGAACGCTGACATAGCACGTGACATTCTTGGTAAGCTTGAATCCTCAGGGCGTATCATGGTGCCGCGCGTCATTCAAGAATTCGTTGACTCACAACCTGTTGATGCATGGCACATTGAACTTATCACAGCTTCAAGTAGTGCGTCCTTTACTGATCGTCTCAAGTATCTTGATGCCCTTAAGGTTCGAGCATTCGGATTTCCTGAACGATCAATTCTTGAAGGTCAGTTCGGCACAAAGGCTGAAGCTGGTGAACACGGTGACTTCGCAATCACCAACCTTGAACTTCGACACCTCACGCTTGTTAACTTTTATAACAAGTACTGTGTCAATCAATTGCTTGCCCTTAACTGGGGTCCCAAGGCTGTGGAGACGGTTAAGATCGTTCCTGCAAGTTTGGCCGACACAGAGAAAGAATACCTCAAGCAACTCTACCAAGCTATGATAACGAATCCGGAAGGGTTCTTACAAGAAATCGATAACATCGATCTTGAAGCTGTTCGTGAACGGCTTGGCATTCCTAACATGCCTGCAGACGATGGTCCTGATGCATTAGATCTTTTGAAAGGAGTGCCCAGTGGTACATAGGCAATACATTGGAAATGAAAAGGTTCCTGTGCCGATTGAATTCGCAAGCTTCACAGCGTCTACATCTGTTGTCGCGATCACGTCTCACTTTACTGCTGAGGAACTCGATCAAGCGAACGCTGCTGTGTTCTCTGTGAACGGCGGCCAACTTCATTATCGTTATGACGGCGGTAACCCAACTGGCGCCGCAGGCTTAATGCTTGATGACTCAGGTGGAGACGCTACTGCTGTTGTGTTCGGAGAGGTTAACGTCAAGAACCTCAAGTTCATTAAAGAGACGGGTGGTCCTGACGTAACCGTAAGTGTTCAGCTCGAACGTCGAGGACACATGAATTATTACTAGGAGATCCCGACATGAAGAAGCTATTGACTTTCTTACTAATGCTTAGTGCGTCAGTCGTTTATGCTGGCGACAGTAGAACACTTGTGATCAACGATTCAGGTTATTACTTGATGATCACGCCTCAGACTGCTGCACCTTACTTCGAGAAGATCGACGTTGTCATTGACGTCACGTCCAACGGGCAGACGCCGACTGATCCACAAGAGCCTGACACGCCGGATGAGGATCCTATCGTAAAGGAAGCAGAGCGGATGGCACAGTCCATCGGAAACAAAAAGGATGCCGAGATCGTAGCCGCCGCTTATCTTTTCTTTTCAGACAAATTGGCTTCCGGTGAAATGGATAAGTCAGGATTTGAAACTGCGTTTAAAGTCGCACGTCGTATTGCCGGCCGACGACTTGAGGAGGACTGGTCGCCTGCTTGGAAAGTCTTTGACGAAGGCATGGAAAAGGCAAATGATTTGCCTTCGTACCTCGCAAAGATTTCTGAAGGCTTAAGTAACTATGCCAACGTTGAATCTTCGGAGCTGCTTAACTCCGAACGTGAAGACGCTACAGGCGCGGAGATCTTGTTGATCATCGAAGCCATCGTTCAACTACTTAAGCTGTTAGGGGTGCTCAAGTAATATGCCTTCACGAAAAAGCGATGGATACTTACCGCCACTACGTGAACCTCATAAGGACAAGGTTGAGTACTTGGCAGCCAACGGTTACTTTGAAGGTGACATGCCCGATGCAGACAAGCTCTCCGAAAAAGACACTCTATTCCGAAATGCTACGCTGGCATTCCAAGAACTTGCGGGACTGCTGCCAGATGGTAACTTCGGACCTCAATCAATTCGGCGGACGCATGATAAGTGCTGTGCGCTACCTGACCTTAATCACGGATTCGTGCGTAAAGGAAATGGTTGGGCTGAGTTCTCAATTGAGGAAGCATGCACAAGAAAGTGGGCAACGAAGAACTTAACTTGCACTCACAACTTGTCACACTCTGCTATGTCAAAGGAAGAGATTCACAAGGCGTGGTGGGAAGCAAAAGTTGAGTGGATGAAAGTTTGTGGTATCGTCTTCAAGCATGTGCCTTACGATGGTGCCCGTTCTGCAAACTTTGTTCACAGCATGGAACGTATGGATGGCTCAAGTGGCAAGCTTGCTTATCACTACCTTCCTAACTGTGGACAGCCTGCCGGCTCAACATTGGTTGGTCGATTCGATTCCGGCGAACGATGGAGCTTCAATTTCTTCAAGGCAGTAAGCGGTCATGAGGACGGACATGGCCTTGGACTTGGTCACGACTCGAATCGTAACGCTTTACTCTACCCGTATTATCAGAGAAACGTTATCGTTCCAACAGCACGAGATGCCAAGCGTGTTCAGGACAGATACGGGAAGCCAACAACACCACCTACTGATCCAGGAACTCCGGGACCAGGGATTCCACGAACCTTGGAGCAGCGTGTTCTACAGAATGAACTCGACATCTCAATCAACCGACAATTGATCGAAATGTTGATGTCAGAAAGGCGATGATCCCTTGCGATACATCTTACTTATTGGATTTACTTTCTTGTGCCAACCGGCACTAGCCCAGGTGGTCGTGAAACCCGATGCACGACCTATTTACATTCGTATCGACTCCAGCCCAGTGGAGACGTCTTCTGAGGTGACGTCGTCCAAGGCCGAATCTGGTGCGTCGACGAATCGGGTCGCCGAGTTGGAGAAGGAGGTAAAGGAGTTAAGAGCACTACTTGAGTACAGGCAAAAGCTTAAGGTTCCTGTCATCGACGTTGAACCTGAGATGCCTAAGTTTGCTCCGTACCCAACGACTCCTGCGGCACGTCATTGGAACATGGGCAACATACCTATGACCAATGCAAATCTTATAAGACACTTGATGGGAGAGATTGGAGATCCACAACACCGTGGAAGGTTCAGTCGCGAGTACTTGCAGTACCTTGCCTCACTTGAGAATGGGAACGCAAGGCTAAGAGCCTTACACTCTGATGATCACGACAATGTAATCAGAAATGGTTATGTTCCTGGTCCTCCTCGCTCATCTTTTAAAGCTACACAACGTACTGTGACTGAAGGTGGATGGACTACGGTTTGCCCTTCAGGCAACTGCCCAAGGAGGTAAGCACGGATGTTCACTGACTTAGTGCGAGAGTTTGGTGTAGGAGTCGCCATCGTTATCGCTATCTTTACAGGTGGTGGTTATATCCTATACCGCTTGTTCGCAAAGCAAGACGGGATCTTAACCATCGTTTCGCAAAGGCACATTCAATTCATCGACGTAATGCAGGAGCAGCAAACAAAGTTAACGTCAGCCACCGAACAGTTGGCTACGTCATCAAAGGTTGCCTCTGAGAACATACAGATGATGAGCGCCTCAAGAGACAATTTGCATAGGGCCGCATCACACGCATGCGACTACCTTGAGCAAGTTGCTAAGTCCTTAGACATTGAGGATCAAACGAGGGCTAGCATCAACAACATACGTTCTGAAATAAGTTCGCATTAAGAAAGGGGGTGATCCTTTGAAGTCTAACTGGAAGACCACGGTGTTCGGAGTCTTGGCCGCTTTGGAAGTTGTCGCAATGGAAGTTAAGCTTCTGTTCGATGCTGACCCAGGTACCAACCCGAACTGGAATGCAGTTGTCGCAATCGTTTTGACCGCCACGGGATTGGTGATGGCAAAGGATAACGACAAGTAAGAACTGGGATCGGCCAGTCGGTGGATTTAGGAAGATGAAGCCGGCTGGCTTTTTATAAGGAAAAAGATATGACGTACGCTGTTCGTAAAGACATTGAAAACATCTTCGGCTGTACCAACGTTGACACATGGGCCGACCTTGAAAATAATGGTGATGCGTCATACATTGAAGAGCGAATTGATTGGGCCCTTGAACTTGCAACAAACACGCTCAATGACCACATGCACGAAGGCCCGTACGAATTCCCGTTGACTGCAACACCTTATCCTTCGTCTGTGATATACTACACAGCGATGTCGGCTGGCATACTTCTTTATGATTCACGCGGCCTACGAGACGCTGACCCGGGTAAGGACATTCTTCAAACTCATCGCAACAAGTATACGTCTTGGATAAACGCGGTCCTTGCCGGTAAGTATCGTATAAGCGAACTTGATCGTCGTGATGGAGTTGATCCTTTTCCTGAAGTTGTAACATGACACAAGCACAACAGCTAAAAGACGTTCGTCGCATCAACGCAGCTGGACAAAAGCTTGCGTTAAGAAAGGCCAACGCTATACGTAAGCGAGCTGTGTCTGCCTTTCAACGAAACGAATCGATCATTGAGGTTCGTGACATACTTATCGATGGGTATAAGGACATTCTTGTTCGTGCTATGAAGGTCGCCTATCTTGCTGGCTGGCGACGTATCGAATCTGAAGCACTTAAGCAATCATTTAAGTTCAGCGAACTTGGAGATATGGAACGTGTCCTAGGAAGACTTGCTGATCTTCCAACAGTAGAGGATCTTGAACGCCAACTAGAGTCCCGTGCAATTAGAGTCTTGCAGGACTCCACAGACGAAATCGAGTCTAAGCTTCGTAAGAAAGTAAATGAACTTATAAGCGAAGGCGCAACAACACGGAGAGGAACTCAAGAACTTGGAAAGACATTCGATAGCTTGGGCCTTACCCCGCGTAACTCGTATCAAATCGAGAACCTGTTCCGAACACAAACCCAACTTGTCTATGGGGCCGCCAAGGATCACGCCGAGCAGTCGCCTGAAGTCCAAGAAATCCTATGGGGTTATAAGTATCTTACCGTGGGAGACAATCGGGTTCGTGATGAGCATGAGCGAATGGAAGGTGTTGTGTTTGAAAAGGATGACCCACTGATCGATAGGTGGTATCCTCCTAATGGATGGTCATGTCGATGTCAACTTGTACCGTTATTTGATAGGCCACCAGGCCGCATCAAACGTCCTCCATCTGATGTTCCGGAGGTCGATCCACAATTCGCTTTTCGTCCAGGTAGCATCCTCCGTCCACCTCCTAGCTCAGGCAAACTTGTAGTACCTAAACCTCTGCCTAGAGACCCTTCATTTGATCTTAACGCCTATGAGCGAGCCAAGCAAGATCCAGGCTTAGGTATTGCAGGAATCACCGTTAAAGAATCGGGTCGCATTCAAGTTAAGAAACCACGTAACATATCGATGGCACGTGCACAACTTGAAAAGATTCAACAACTCAGGGACGCGGCATATGAAGCGGCAAATGCTGCAAAGAGTTTGCCTCCTAATTCAGAGGAGAAGGTCAAAGCTGAGTTATTATTGAGACACACGGTTCAACAGTATGAACGTGTTGTGAGGAACGTAAGATCGTTTCTCAATTGAAAACGAAGTTAGTTTTCGGGTATAGATATATATGACAACACCACTAGCCTACAACACTGATGACCTTTCACCTCTCAAATTAAGTGATGAGGCTGAACACGTGTATGAAAAGGAACTCATCTACACTGGAGAGTTCTACACAAAGGAAGGCAAACACTCTGTTACTGCTGAAGACATTGATCATTGGGTTAAAGTCTTCAGTGAAATGAAAGAAAATGATATTGAGGTTCCTGTGCCTCTTGAACATACTGACGACCCTGACAAACGACGTGGCACAGTTGTTGAGCTCCGTGCTGGTGAAGATGAGAAAGGTCGTTATGCTCTCTTCGGTAAGATTAAGTTCAACTCTAAAGAAGACGCCGAAAGAGGCAATCAAGTTAGTGTCTTTGTCCCTCCTAGCTACACGGACGGACTTGGCAACAAATACTATCGACCTGTGAGACATGTGGCTCTCACCGATTACCCTGTTGTCCCCGGGCTTCAAGGTTTCGAGAAGGTCCTCGCTGCATCTTTGACAAAGAAAGCACAACCTATGGATAACCTTATCCAACTCCTGAACGAAGAGTTGGGCTTGGAGCTGGAGCCCGGGTCCAACGAAGCAACGGTGTATGCCGCTGTGAAAGCTGCCATCGACGCCGCAAAACTTGCTCCTCCGCCAGATGATGAAGGCGGTGAAGGCGACGAAACCGATGAAGGCGAAGAAATGGCTGAAGGCGGTGATGACGACTATGACGAAGAAAAGAAGAAAGGCATGTCTGCCTCGCTCGTCAAGCTTGTCACCTCTTCACGCAACACGATCATCGATGGTCTTGTAGATGACTGCAAGATCACACCGGCTGTTGCCAAAAAGCTGAAGAAGCAATACACTGGCAAAGACCGGTTGACCTTGTCCTTCTCCGAAGGTGAGATCACCGATAACTTCGATGATGTCATCGATGCTTTGAAGGACAACGAACCCGTCATGTCCATGGGTGAAAAGACCAAAGGGCAAACCCTTCCAAAGGACGGCTCAAACCCTTTGCTGAAGGACGCTGAATCTCGTAACTCGTAAGGCCGCCCGTCTTATCGAGTCGTATACTCTTTCTCAAGGAGAATGAAAAATGGTGGTGAAGACAGAAGGAAACGACCCGGGCGAGTTCCTTGCGGAATACTACTCGGATCGTTACAACTTCGAAGAAGTGGATGTCGATGTTCCGACTGGTGCGAACATGGATGTGACTGAGGAAGAAGTCCTCGGCATGCCCATCAAGGACAACGCCGGAACATGGGAGTTTCTTCGAAGCACTGACGAAGCAAACGCCGATGGCGTTCTTATCACCGGACCTGGTACTGACGGAAGCAAAGCGGCCGCCACGACCTCTGGTCCGTACAAGGCGCTTGTGCGAGGTCCTGCAGTTATCGTGCAAGATCTCATTCAAGCGAACGATGGCTCAGGTGTTGCATTCGACACCGTGGCAGAAATTGTCACGGCACTCGAAGCGCTTAACATCGTGTCTCGTTCACAAGTCGCTGTCACGGAAACTCAGACGACGTAGTCTGAGGGCCAGCAGCAGTAACCCATACGCACTAACTTCTTGAAAGGAGACAACAGTGCCCGGAGTACTTGACGTGTTCAGCGATGACGTGTTCGGCACACTATCGTTGACCACCGCAATCGACAAGCTGCCGTATATGCCTAATCGTATTGGCAGCATGGGGCTCTTCCAGGAGACTGGGGTTCCTCACCTTTCCGTAATGATCGAAGAACGTGATGGCAAGTTGTCCTTGCTGCAAACACGAACACGTGGCGTTCGAGATCAACAAGCACCGAACCGCAAGCGTAAAGCTCGCACGTTCGCCATTCCGCATATTCCGTACAGCGATCAAGTGCTGGCCGACGACATTCAAGGAGTCCGACAATTCGGTTCCGAGAATCAAGTCGAAAGCATTGCGAAAACTGTCAACGACAAGATGGCTTTCATGAAGCAAGATCATGAAGCCACCTGGGAATATCACCGACT